CCTTCCGGGTGATCGCCGAGATCGGCGGTCTGCTGCGGGCACCGATCAAGCCGCCGGAGCCACGGGCATGACGGCGAGCACCGCCGCCACTGCGATACCAACACCGGTGCTCACGCCACAGGCCCCTCCTGAAGGCGGCCTGCTGCTGAGCGAGCTCGACCCCTGGGGCGATGCCGGCCTCCTCCACCTCCCAACGGCCACTGCTGCCGAGCCATCGGAACTCCAGAGCCTGCGCAGCTTCATCGCTGAGGCCTACCCCCGCTACGGCTTCCACCGCTGGGCTGAGGTGCTGATCGACCTGCTCCAGCAGGTGGCGGATGGCCACCTTGGCCGGCTGATCGTCACCTGTCCGCCCCGGCTGGGGAAGTCGTTGCTGGTCTCGAAGCTGTTCCCGGCCTACTTCCTGCAGCGCTACCCGCATCTCTTCGCGGCGATTGCGTCGTACTCGGCGGAGCTGGCCTATGCCCACTCCCGAGAAGCCCGTCACTTCTATCGAGTGACCGGCCACCTGCTCGCCCGCGATTCGGCGGCCGTGGGCAACTGGCTCACCCGCCAGCGCGGCGGCTGCATCGCTGCTGGTGTGGATGGCCCGTTCACGGGCAAGGGCTACAGCCTGGGGATCATCGACGACCCCTACAAGGGCCCTGGCGATGCCGCCAGCCCGGCGCTGCGGCAGAAGCTGATCGACTGGCTGCGCTCGGTGTGGCTCACCCGCGCCGAACCGGCCTCAGTGCTCGGGCCGGACGGCAGCACTCAGCCGAACCTCTCGGCCCAGGTGGTGGTGCTGACCCGCTGGGACCACCAGGACGTGATCGGCTGGCTGTACGAGCAGGAGCTGGGGGAAGCGCCGCAGCAGTGGACCGTGCTCGATCTGCCGGCCATCGCCGAAGACCCGGCAGAACGGCCCAAGCTGCCGCCCACCTGCACGTTGATCCCCGACTGGCGGCCGGCGGGAGAAGCTCTGTGTCCGGAGCGGTTCCCCCTGCCAGAACTGCTCAAGATCAGGGCCCGCCTCGGGGCCTACTGGTGGGCGGCGCTCTATCAGCAGCGGCCCAGCCCGGCGTCTGGGTCCATCTTCCTGAGGCAGTGGATCCGGCCGCCCTTCCCCCGAGAAGGCGGCAGCCAGCGCCAGTACGCCCTGCTGGCGCTCTCCTGTGACCTCAGCTTCAAGGGAGAGGCGGAGAGCGACTACTGCGGCTTCTGCCTGAGCGGCCTGCTGGCACCACCGGCCCGGAATGCCATCCCCCGATCGGGTGAACCTCAGGGGCAAATGACCACGGCGGCACTGGAGATCGAGGTGCTTTGGGCCGCTCGGCACCGCTTTGGTCTGCCGGAGGTGATCCGTTTCCTGCTGGGCTGTCTGGAGGCGCTGGAGCAGCAGGGGCTGCGCCCCAATGCCGTGCTGATCGAGGACGCCGCCAACGGGCCGGCGGTGCTGCAGTCCCTGCGGCGGCGGGTGCCGGGGATGCTGCCGATCACTGCGAGAGGCAGCAAGGAAACCCGCGCCCATGCCGTCGCCCCCCTGGTGGAGGCCGGGCAGATCCGCTTTCACCACCGCGCCCAGCCGCTGGTGGAGGAAGCGATTCGCTTCCCCAAGGGCAGCAAGGACCTGGTGGATGCCTTCTGCCACGGCGCCCTCTGGCTGGAGGGCCGCTATTGGAAGGCCCAGGGCATCCAGCCGGTGGTGACGCCACTGCTGGTGAGCCGGTGAGCGTACCGATGGTGTCCGCAGTGCGGGAACATCCCACGCCATCTCTGGGGAAAAGCCCAGGGGCTGCCGTGCTGGCGCCGGTCGTGGTGCAGCTGGTGCTGCCGATCACGGTGGTGCTGGTGGGCAATGCGGCTGGGGCGGAGCGAATGCTGCGGCAACGGCGCTACCGCAGGCCGGCGTGCCATGCACGATCCCAGCAGCTGGAGATCAATCTCCAGGCGCCCGCGCGTCACCACCCCAGAGCCCAGGGTCAGCGGCCACCGCGCTGCAGACCCCGTAGGGAACGGCCGGTGCGACCCAATGCCGCTGCCGATGACCTGGCGCTGGAGCACATGGATCTGGCCGAGAAGATCGCCGGCAACTTCGCTCGCCGCACCGTCCATCCCAAGGAGGACTTGCTGCAGCTGGCGATGATCGGGCTGATCAAGGCAGCGCGCCGCTACGACCCCTCACGGGGCCCATTCCGGCCCTATGGGCGCACCTACGCCAACGGAGAGATCACGCACTTCCTGCGAGACAACGGGTTCCTGCTGAAGGTGCCGCCGACGTGGCGGGAGATCCATACGCGCGGGCAGCGGTTGCTGACCTCAGGAGTTGGCGTGGGCGAAATGCTGGAGCGAATAGCGATCAGCCGCAAGCAGTGGATTCAGATTGTCGATGCTTGCTCAGTAAGGGTGGTTGCTTTTCCTGTTGAGTGAACGCTCAGCATCAGCGGCAGCGCGCAGCGCCGACCGCTAGTGCTTTTGTTAGATGCTACCGCGATATTTTCAACGCCGGGACAAGCCACATCGTTTATTTCTGCACGGTCCGCTAGTTCATTTGTCACCTCGTGCCTCCGGGATGAATCCGCGCCGCCCTTGATCATTCCCCGTAAATCGTATGACGTTCACGTTGCTGAGTGGCCCGTCATCCGGAACTTGGTTCCTGTTTTCGATGATGATGACCTGCGCGTCGGTGAAGGATGCCTTCACGCTCTCCCAGAAGTGCTTCTTGATGTCCTGCGGAAACGTCGACTCCCCAGCGTCTGGCTCTTCGTAGACGAGCAGCGGCGAGTCGATCAGGACGAAGTTAGGGAAGGGACGCTCGCCTTCGATGCAAAGCCGAAGGAGCGCGAGGTTGAACGCCGCCCGAGTGATGGCCCGTACCCCCTTGCCATGGCTCTTCCGCGCTCGGCCCGAGATCACCACGTCCTGGTCGTTTTCGCTGAACGAGACGCGATCGAGGTCGGGGAAGTGCCACGCCTTCAGAAGCGCTTCGACCTCACGACTGAACGGATCGGCCTGCGCGGTGCTAACAGCTGCGCCAGCGACGGCCATCTTCTGCTTCTTCTTCGGCCTGTTCGCCTCCTGGAGCAGCTCTTCGAGTTCCTGAATTCGCTCGAGGTGCTCGATCGCCTTGCGGCAATATTCCGCGCGCACACGCAGCTCGTCGACCTTCTTGGAGGCGACGTCGACTAGCTGCTCCATCAGTTCATTTAGCTCCGACGAGATCGCATCGAGTTCGGCTTGGCGAGTGTCGCGGGTACCTTGGAGCTGCTCGATTTCGGAGGCGTTGGCGGCTCGCGTGGTCTGAAGGTCCTGGAGTAGCTTCGAGGTCTTGGCCGCCTCGGCTTTGCACGCTTGTGAGACGTCCGCCGGTGTCGGGATCGCCTTCGGATGTTCGTGATGCTGGTGTTCGGCGAGCGCGCCACAAATCGGGCACCGCTCCTCCTTGAGCTGGTCGAGCCGAACCCCGGCCTCGGCGATCGCCTCCAGCCGTCGCAAGTCGGACTCGTACTGCTGCCCCAGCAAGTCGAACCGCGTCTGCAGCTCCGACAGAACCGCGAGCTTCGACTGGACCGCCTTCAGCGCCTTCCACGCCGTGCTGCGCTTCGTTTGCAGGGGCACCACGCTCGCCTGCGCGGCGTTGCGCTCGGCGAGAGCCGTTTGAATCAAAGCTTCGATTCGGGTCAGTCGGTCGTGCTCCTCGGCGAGAGAGCTCACCGCCTCGCCAAGCTCAGCGAGACGTTCCCGCGTCGCCTTCAGCAGGCCTTCGAGCAGTTCGACCTTGCCAGCCTGACGCCCCTTCGCGACCTTTGAATCTTCCTTCGCGATGATCGAGGAGTCGTCGGTGCCCGTGAGCAGGAGGCGAAACACGCCGCTCTCGACGGTCTTCGACGTGAACTGCCCACTGAGAACCGGCGAGTCCTCCTTGATGACCGTCTCCTCGTCGATGATGACTAGCCGGGCGATGTCGCGAAAGCTGAGCGGCCTCGTCTTGCCCTGTTCATTGGTGCGGACCTTCTTTGAGCCCAGTCCCGACAGGTCGAGGAGGAACTGCGAGACGGTGTACTCCTTCCCCCCTTGGTGCTTCGCTGCGAGCACACGGTCGGGCCGCCCGTCGGTTTTGCAGAGCACCTCACCGCCCCGGAGGCTCCGCTCAAGCGAGTAGACGCGCCCGTCGCTGTTGGCCTCGATGTCGATGACGACGGAGCTGTACCCCTCCGCTTCGGGGATCTCCTTCGGCGCGGCGCCACCGCCGAGCGCGTAGTCAATGCACTGAGCGATGAAGCTCTTGCCCGAATCGGAGGGGCCCCCGATGACGTTCAGTCCGCGCATGAACGTGACCTCGGCCGGCACTTTCCCTGGTCCGATGAGCGCGAGACGCCGAAAGGCGAAGCCGAACTTCATGACGCCTCCTCGGTCCAGAGAACGGACTCCATCGAGAACTCGGCGCCCCACGTGCCGATGCGCTCGCGGACCATCAAATCGAGCTCTGTGTCGTCGAGGGCGCCGAAGCTGTCGACCACCCAGTCAGCGCGATCACGCAGGCCCGCGAGGTACTCGGTGCTGAGCGTGTCGAGGAAGTCAGCGGACTTTTCGGTTGCGGCGAAGAAGATGCCGCCGCCCTTGTAGACGCGCTCGATGAGCCCACGGCTCTCGTAGAGCGTGATCCCATCTTGAATCACGCCGCGACGAACGAGGATCTCTCCGCCGCGATGGGGAGTTCTCGGATGCAGCCCCTCGGGGCCACCCTCGATGTCGTCGGAGTGGACGAGGAAGTAGTCGAAAACCACGAGCCGCTGCAGCGCGTACGCAGAGGGGAATGCCGTGGTCAGCACGCAGAGAGAACGCAGGCCGATCTCCACGGGCCCGTTAAAAGGCGAGACGACGTGTGTGGGCGTCTCGGATGTCATTTGACCCACCGGACCTTTCCGTCGTTGGCGATCTGGTGGCAGATGCCTCCACGGTCACGGGTATGGATGCGCGTGGTGAGAGGGTTGCTCGTGAGCTGCAGCGTGCGGGCCGTCTTCACCACCGCGAGGACACACTGATAGCCGTCGGCTTGGCTACCACGCACTTCGTCCTTGATGCCGGAATGGACCTCGTCCTGCAGCTTCTCGAACTCGCCCTGAGGCAGCGTGTCGCGCGAGAAGGTCCTCAACCCCTCGGCGCTGTAGAACTCAACGCGCGCGTCGTGGAAGTGCTCGCGGAGGTCGTCGCGGGACGCGAGCCCCGCATCGAGATCCTTCAGGTCCTGCTTAAGGTGATCCGCATACGCACGGCGAAGCTCACCGACGAAGACCGCTTCGTTGTCAGTCGGCACGCCTGGCGGCGGCGTTGGCTCAGGGCGCGGCGGCAGCCCACCTCCGAAGCGCGCCACGTACCAGCGGGTCTTGGCGTGCGCCTCGATGATGTGGAGGAGCGGCTTGGTCTTGAAGATCGAGAAATCGAGGTTTGCGATGTGCTCCTTCATCGCAGCGTCGCAGTCGACGACCTCGGTCTTGGTGATCTCCGTCCGACACGCTTTGTCCCAGTTCGTGAGAAGTCCGTCACGGAGCACGTGAGGCTTCTTCAAGAGGTTCGAGAGCTTCGGGCCCACACCCTGCGGCGCGACGAAGAAGTAGTTCCGAGGGTACGAGTATTCGCCCTTCAGTGTGTAGTACGCGAGCTTGCCTAGCTCGACCCAAATGTCGCCGGGCGCGAGCACCTTCTGGTAGTGCTTGCACTGGTAGTTGTCCCATGCGCCGTTGCCGCCATTCACGGTGGCGATGACGTCGCGTCCCATGTCGCCTGCGCCGCCGCACCGCTCGACAAGTTCGTACTCGTCGCGCAGCGAGTCGACCCACTCCTGAACGAAGTGCTCCCACTGGTCAGGGCTGAAGAGCCTCACGCGGTCCACGGGATGTACCGGAAGCCCCGACGCCACAGCGTCAGCAGCCAGACCGGACGACGGCGCCGGAGGCTGAGGGATCTGAACGGGCGGCGGAACCTTGCTCATGCACTCAACCAACTACGAGGGACCTGGGACTCCTCACAGGCATCCTTCTCAGTCAGTCCGCTGGGCTCGGGGGCATCTAACGCTAGGTGGGCGGGCCCCGCTAGGAGATAGCCGGGCACCTGGCAGTGAGCACAAGAGCCAAAAATCATTCTGAAGTCTAGAACCGCCGCAAGGCAATGAATCCTGGGCAGGGAGCTCCGCGCGCCTGGTTTTCAACGAGCCCACATAGGAACCCAAGCCCCGCTGTCTTGTCAACCTCTTTGCCCTGATGCTCTGGCCAAAGCCATGCAGATCCTGCATAGCCCTTCCTGCCGTCCATTGCTGCCACTGGCAAGAGCTGTGACCACAAGCAGCAGCCAGTGCTCACCACCCGCCGCCGCAGGACAACCACCCCTAGCGGCTCCTCCTCCCCACCAGAGACGCAGCCCCAGCCCCCTGCCCAGCCCCCCTGGCTGGAGCACCCCACCCTCTCGGGCCTGAGAGACCGCCTGCAGCTGGTCTACGACTGCTGGACCCTGCTGGAGCTCCCTGACGGCACCAGCCGCCGGCCTGTGTATCTCCCCCGCGGCATCGAGGAGCCCGAGACCTGCTACCTCAAGCGACTAGAGGCTGCCCGCCCCACCGGCTTCTACCGCGATGCCCTACGCACCTACGCCGGGATGCTGTCGCGGTTGGCCTGGCAGGAGCTTCCCGACTCCTTGACCCGGGTGGCCACTGATGTGGATGGCCAGGGCACCGACCTGGGGGTCTTCCTATTCCTGGCCGATCTGCTCACCCTGCGCGATGGCGGCTGCCTAATCTTGCAACTGCCGCCCCAGCACCGCTGGCCCTCAGAAGGCGACCGGCTGGAGGCCCTCGCCAAAGGAGACCGGCTCTCCCTGCCGCGGCTGCAGCTGGTGCCCCGGGGTGACCTGCTCAACTGGCGCCTGCCCACCGATGGCGCAACAGGCGCCCCAGCGTCGGGACCGCTGGAGATCGTTTGGCGAGAGCCGCGCCGCCAGGCCCTGCCGCCCCGGTTCGCCAGCGGCAATGCCGCGGTGCCCACGGTGGTGATCGATGCCCACGGCGGCCTAGTGCCTGATCCACAGGCCTGGCTGTACCGCAGCCTTTTGGTCACGGATGACGGCCTGGTGCTGCGCAGCTGGCAGGTCAACCCCAACCCTGGTGCCGTCGATGGTTACGACGTGGTGCCGGTAGGCGAGCCTTCGCTGCTGCCGCAGCGCTTTGATCTGCCGGCCCTCTGGTACTCAGTGGATGGCAGCGCCTTTGGCGAGGGCGATCTCCCGCACCTAGGCCTGGCGCACCAGTACCTCAACCACTACCGCTGCCGCAGCGACTACGAGGATCTGTTGTCACGCACCGCCCTGCCTGTGGGCGTACGTACGGGCCTGGTGGATGCCTACGGCTTCCGCCGCAGTGATGGCGCTCTGGGATCTGCACAAGGAGCTGGCACCGGGGATGCTCAACGCCCCCAGCGCCTGGTGCTCTCCACCTCCTCCTTCATGGACCTGCCCGAGGGCGCCAAGTTCGAGTGGGTCGAAATAGAAGCCCGTTCGTTGGCGGAGCACAGGGCCTACCTGCAGCAGCTGGAAGAAGCCATGCGCCGCGACGCCCTGATCCCTGCCGGCGGCCATGGTCCAGCACGCACCGAGCTGGAGATTTCGCTCACCGCCGGCCAGAGCTTTGCGGTGCTGCAGTCACTGGCAGGCCAGAAGAGCTCGATGCTCAGCACCCTGCTGCGCCAGTGGACCCGCCTCACCGGTGAAAAGCTTTCCGACACCCCGGCCTGCAGCGTGGAGATCAGCCCGCTGGTGCCGCCGCAGCCGCCGCGCAAACCCCAGCCCTCAGTACAGGAGTGGCTGGTGCTGCATGAGCGGGGGGTGATCGATGGGGTGGAGCTGCGTCAGCAGCTGGGGCTGGGCGAGCCCAACGGGGGCAGTGGCGGCTGAGTGAGCTGGCAAGGGAGGGCATGACCCAGTTCTCCCCTCCCACCTGCACCTGGCGCCACGGTGATGCTGAGGCCCTACGCATCGCTCTTTCCATCCCGGTCACCGCTGCAGCCCTGGCGGCCCTGAACCGGGAGATGGCGCAGCTGCAGACCCACTACCCCACGGGGGTATCCACGGCCCAGGGCCATCTCGATGCCATTGCGGCGCTGAATGAGCAGCTGGCCGCACTGACACCAGCGGAGGTGAACAGCCCGGTGCGCAGCCGGCGCAAGGGCGTGGCCGGTGGCGTGGTGCCCAACCCACTGCCATTGAGCAAGTTGGCGGTGGTGGAGTACGCCACCGAGCTGCTGCTGGAGGAAACCGAGAGCGAGTGGAACCCTGCGGGCCCCTCACCGGCGGTGGTGCTGAACCGGCAGCGCAGCCAGCACATCGGCCAGCTGGCACTGCTGCTGCCAAGGCTGCAGAACTGGCGCCAGTGCAACCCCGACCCCTTCCAGGGATCTCTGGTGCGGGGTTGAGCGATGGAGCAGCCCCTCTCGCCACTGAACCAGGGCCTTAACCCCATGCGGGCTGGAGGGCAGTGGGGCCAGCTGGTCTCGCTGCCTGCAGCCGCCCCGGCGATTGACAGCTGGGTGGCCCAGCCCGCATCTGCTCCCCCTGGGGCTTTGCCCCTTTGGCTGGCCCTGCAGCCCTACGCCAATGCCCGCCTCTGCCTGTTTGAGGTGGACCGGCCTGAGAGCCGCAACCCCATTCCCATCCGCCGGCATGTAATCGACTGCTTCTTGGAGCAGAGCGGCATCGTGGGCGGCTACAACGACACCGCCCTCACCGACCCGGGTGATGTGTTGCTGCGCGGCTACCTCTGCCGCTCAGCGATCCTGCCGGTGAGCACCAGCAACACCTTCGACTGGCTGGCGGCTGAACTGCCCTGGGCCACCCCCGGCTTTCGTGATGAGGCGCCATTGCCCTGGGACCCAATGCTGCTGGGCACGGTGCAGGCCCCCTGTCAGGGGGTGATGTGGCTGGGAGATCTGGCCCAGCTCTCGCCCAAGGGCGGGTTGCCATCAGGAGGTCGTGCTCAATTCGCCGGCTGCCTGGTGCAGCACTTCGGGGCGGACTACGGCCCCGGTGGCATCGGCCTGCTGGTTCAGCCGCTGCTTGGGGAAGCGATCCAGCTGGTGCTTAGACCCCACAGCGTGCTGGTGCTTAGAGCTGGCGACAGCTTGAACCTGATCGCCGAGCGCTACGGCACCACCGTGGCCACCTTGCGGCGTAGCAACCCCCAGCTGGAGAGCACCCAGACGATCACCGCCGTCGAGGGCGACTCCCTGGCGGTGCTGGCCGGGCGCCACGGCACCACGGAAGCCAAGCTGCGCAGCCTCAACCCAGCGCTGCAGCAGAGCGAGCCCTACGTCACCGGTGAGGGCGAGACGCTGAGCAGCGTGGCCTCTGCCCAGCAGATCAGCCTGAGCCTGCTGCGCCAGTTCAACCCGGAGCTGAGCAGCTGGCCCAGCGAGGAACCCCTGCCGGCAGGCACCACCCTGCTGCTGCCCCTCTACCGCTCCACCACGCCCATCCAGGCGGGGATGCAGTTGCTGGTGCCTGGCTACATGCCCTCGACGCCGCTGCCGGCGGGGGAGTGGATCTACCTGCCAGCCCGGCGCTCTGCTCCAGTGCTGGATGAGCTGCCTGAGCAGGGCTTTTGAGGAGCTGGCAACAGGGAGAGCGAGCGCAGCCCGGACGGGGCGCCCGCAGCACCACAGCCGTGATGGGTGATGCCCTACTCCTTCTTCTCCTCTGATTCCAGCAGCGCCAACAGCGGCACTGCTCCAGCCCCCCTGGCCCCGGCTGCTCCGTGGCGGAGCTACAGCCAGCACCAGCAACAGCCCAACCAGGGCTCTGCTGGCTCTGTCCAACCTGCCGCCGACCCCGACCTGCTCGACAGCGACGGCGCCGCTGATGCGGGTCTGGATGCTGCTGATGGCGACGACACCCTCGACCTTTCCCTGCCCCAGGACCCAGGTGCCAGCGGCAGCGGCGACAACGACGACCCCCCTTCCGCTGCTCCCAGCAGTGCTGATCCCCTGCGGGCTGAACGGCGCCGCAGCAACCAGCTGGAGAAGGAGCTGCGCAAGGCCCGCGCCCAGCTGTCGCGCTTCTCGGAGATCAACCCGGACGAATACGCCCGCCTGCAGGACGCCGAACGCAAGCGCGAGGAGTTCGAGCGCCAGGTGGGCGAGCGCGAGCGCCAGCTCAACGAGGCCAACCTGCGCCGCGTGCGCAGTGTCGAAAAAGAACGGGACGAGGCCCGCTCCCAGGTGCAGAACCTGCGTAAGGAGCGCTTGATGGAGCGCCTGTTCTCCGAGGCTGAGGGCCGCGTCGGTGGCGATGAGCGGGGGACGTTTTTTGACACCTTCGTGACGCTCTGCGGCGGTCACTTCCAGCTGGCGGAGGTGGATGGCCGCGAGCGGCTGGTGCCGGTGGACGGCAAGGGCCAGCCCCTCACCGCCGATGGTGTTGCCCTGAGCGATGGCGACTACATGGAGGAGCTGCGCCGCCACCCGGTGTACAGCTTCCTGTTCCAGCAGCGCAGCGGCCTCTATTCCGCTGCTGTGCCTGAAACGGGCCATGAGCACGGCGGCGCGGTGAATCTGCAGACGCTGAGCACCGCCGAGCTCTACCTGGAGGCCGTCAAGGGCACCACGCCCCGGGCGGCTGCGCCGCGGCGCTGATCAACCCGCCGGGAGGGAGCAATGGCCTGGTACCTGGTGTTCTGGCGCAACCGATCCACCGCCACGGTGGTGCCGGCCGCAAGCGCCAGCCAGGCCCGCTCCCGCGCCCAGCGCCGACACAAGGAGGGCTATGGGGTGATCGTGGCCGCCCGCCGCGCCAATCCCCAGGACAGCCAGCTCATTCGCCGTGGCGTATGGGTGCGCCGTCGCCGTGACGGCAGCAGTCCTCAGTTCGGCAGTGCTCGCTCCAAAGCCAGGGCCCGCCGGCAGCGAAGCGCCTACCGCCATTGGCTGTAAGGCCCGGCCACCAACCGGCAGCCGGGCCTGAGCCCCCAGGCTCAGCAGACCGAGACGGTGCAGCCGGGAGTGCCCTGCAGCTTGCGGGCAAAGGCGAACGCCTTCTCGGCAGGGATCAGCCGCATCTTCTTGACTGGCTTGCCGCGGCGGCCAAAGAACTCGACCTCGCAGGGGGCAGTGCCGAGCTTCTGGACTCCGGGCTGATAGCGGTGAACCACAAGCAGGCGGACTTCGCAGACGGGGCCTTGGGGAGTGGCCATGGCTGGGGTGGAGCGGAGAACACCGACCAGACGCCCCGTAGGCGCAGTGCTGGCCAGGGGCGAGCCCGGCGAGCCTCGCGTCAGCCCTGGCCAGCACAAGCCGGAGGGGCATGCTGCGGAGGGGTTTCGCTCCGCCCTGCCAGCCAGCCTCCAGTGGCAACGGTGCAAGTGCCGTGCTGCCATCCCACCGCGCCCGGTGAACAGAGGTGCTGGCTCACCTGGGATCGAGGGCTGTCCCAGCTGCTCCCGTCAGATTTGATGCGGCCCGCCGCACAGCGGCACCCTGCTAGCCGGCTCTGCATCACCCCGGCCAACGTTCGTCTGTGACCTGGTTCATTGGTCCCGGTCTGGCTGGTGGCAGGGCAATCTCTGGTGGCGGCCCCTTCCTGCGGACCTCACATCCCCTGGCCGGAGTCGCGGAGCCCGAGCAGGCGCGAGAGGCGGAACGGAGTAGGCCGAATGGGGGCCCAGGGCCCCCGCAGCATCAGCCGACCGGCATGCACCTACTGCACTGCAGCCCACCCCGCCGCAACGCGGCTTCTGCCTCCACCTGCTGGCGGTAGCTCAGCTGGGCTTCTGCTTCTAGGGCGCTATCGATCTCATCCACCCGCGCCAGGCACAGCTGAATCGCTGGCAGCACCTCTTCCTCTAGCCGGGAGATCTCCTCTTCTCCATAGGGCCGATCAATCCAGGTGCGCCGCAGCGGCCGGCCGGCATGGCCCCGCAGGATTGATTCGATGGCTTTGCCGCAGGACTCCAGCAGCAGGAATGGATCTTCCTCAGGCCGGCAGAACGGTGAGGCGGCAGATGAGAGCGTGGCCATGGTGATCGGCGCCAAGAGCGGCGCAGCGACGGGACCGATCCCAGCGGAGGCGCGGCCGCAGGACGGGCCTCAGACTGGAGAGGCCCGGAGCAAGCCCCCCACCCGCTCCCAGGCGTTACCGGTCCATCCGCGTCAGCGCTGCTCCGCCCAGCAGCGCCAGCAGCAGCTTGAGGGTGGAATCAAAGCCGCCCTGCAGCTGCTCCAGCGTGCCGGGGCAGATCTGCCCGATCGATCGCCCCTCCAACGCCCGCTGCCCGCAGACCCCGGCAGCAAGGGAATAGATCAGCAGCTGGGTGCCGATCACCACCGCCAGGATCTTGAAGACGAACCGCTCGCGGTCGAACGGCGGCTTGGGCGGTCGGGCCAGTGGGCCTGAGTCCATCGCTGCTCTTCCCTCGCGATCAGGCCCCAGCTGGCGGCACCAGAGCCGCCGTCACTTTTTTTCCTGGAACACCCCCACATAGACGGTGCCCTGGCGGTAGAGGGGCAGCACCTTGTCGCGCAGATCGGCGTTATGCAGGCGAACGCAACCGAGGGTGGGGTGCAGGGGCTGCTGCGCTGCCCAGGCACCGGGCCAGCCGCAGGCCGATCCACCGCCGTGGAGCATGATCCCGGCCCGGCCAACCTTCTTCTCCTGGCCCTCCAGCTCCTCCATGTCGAAGGAGTACCAGCCGTAGGCCATGGCGGTGTCGGAGCAGGGCGGGTTGGGGTTCTGCTCGTAGTCCGCGTAGAGCTGGCCGAGCCGGTAGAGCCCAGGTGGCGTATCGGTGCTGGTCTGGGTCCAGTCGGTATCGGCGCCTTGGCCGCGGGCCAGGCAGGGGATCTTCCAGAGGAACTGGCCGCTGTGGTCGTAGGCCTCCATGTCCTGGTCGCGGTCATTCACCAGCAGGTAGGTGTCGCCGGGCTGGACAGGGGCAGCCTTTTGGGGGCCGGCCATGCCGGCCTCTTCTGATCCGCGGGGATCGAGGCCGCCGCTGGGGCCTGCTGGTGCCGGGGGCGCAGCGGGTTTCTGGCTAAAGGTGAGCGCCCAGGGGGCCTGCTCATCGAGGACGGCCTCGCTGCCGGGCAGGGCCTTGATCGCGGCATGGAGGGTCCAGACGCCGGAAACCTGCTGGGGTTCACCGCGAAAGGCTTCAAAGCGGTCCTGGAACCGCTCGGGGGTCATCGGGCTGGCCATGGGCGTTGTGCTGCTGAGCCCTGTTGCCAGTGCTGACTTGGGGCCGCCGGCTGCGGGCACAAAGAGAGCGCCCCAGCTGCAGCCGGGGCCGCCCCCTCAGAAGGGCAGCTCGCTCTCGGGGCACCAGACCGGCACCGAAGCTGGCGTGGCCACCTGGCGCTCAAAGAGCAGATCAGCGCAGAGCTGCTCCAGCCGCTCCAGAGGAGCCGGACGGTGGGCCGAGGCCTCTTCCCAGAGCAGCTCCAGGGTGCGGGAGCTCAGGAGCCGGAAGGCGCGGGTGCGGGATGCGGAAGCCATGGCAGGCGTAGCGGAGACCCCGAAGCAGGCCGGGCGGGGTCAAGGGGCAGCCCCCTCTGCAATGCGGAGCGCAGCGCAGCCAACGCACCAGTCCGGCTGACTCGCGTCAGCCCTTGAGGCCGCCCGGACCATGAGGAGGGCTGCGCGTAGCCGATCCACCAGGAGCTGGGCCACCACGGTTCTGTCTCCTCGGTGGTTTGGGGCGTGGGTCACCTGGCAACAGCTGCTGTTGTCACTGGGGCGAGGCCCCGGGAGCGTGCCCTTGGGCCTGACCTTGATCGAGGCGCAGAAATACGCCCGCCGCGCCGAACAGCTGGCGGTGCTTAAGACCTTCGCGGAGGGGGAGCTGCTGCGCCGCCTGCCCTTCCGCAACCTCGTGGGCGGCTCGCTGAGCTTCCCTGCCGAAACGAAACTCCCCCGCGTGGGTTTTCGGGCTGTCAATGAGGGCTACCGCCAGAGCTATGGGGTGATCAACTCCGATTCGGAGTTCGTGCACCTGTTCGGCGGTGACCTGGATGTGGACCGCTCGATCGTGGACCTGCAGGGCCCCGAGGCCCGTGCTGCCCAGACCGAGATGAAGGTGCGCTCCATGCGGCTCACGCTGGAGGCCGCGATCATCAACGGCGATGACACCTTCGATCCGCGGGCGTTCAACGGGCTGAGCAAGCGCCTGGTGCCGGGTGAGGACCAGACGATCGACAACGGCGGCAGCACGCTCAACCTGCTGGCGCTGGAGGCGCTGACCGACAGCGTGATCGGCTACGGCGGCGACAAGGTGCTGATCGCCAGCAAGGCGGCCCGCCGCCAGATCAGCACCGCCTCCCGCCAGGCCGGCGGCGACCTCTACGAGGTGATCGACGGGCGGCACTATTTCGAGGGGATCGAGATCCTGCTGGTGGAGGAGGACGCCGAGGGCAACGCGGTGCTCGGCTACGACGAACCGGGAGACACCACCTCGATCTACTGCTGCGTACTGGGCGATGCGGCGGTGTGCGGCCTGCAGGGGCCGTTCGAGGGGCGCTACGGGATCTCGGTGCGGGACTTCGGGGAGGTGCACGACGCTCCGGTGTTCCGCACGCGGGTGGATTGGTACGTGGGCTTTGCCGTGTGCAACCGCAAGGCCGCCGCACGCCTGTTCAACGTCGCCCCGATGCCGCTGGTGCTGCACTGAGCGGCGTTTGATCGGCTCCGCAAGACCCTGGCGGCACAACAGATCTTTTCCCCCTGTTCTTTGTTCTGGAGACCCTTCCATGACCTCTCAAGCCACCCGGCTGCTCGATGCACAAACCGTGCTCGTCGGCTGGATCAACCACTCCGCCACTGACTGCTACGAGCACACCCGCAGCAGCGGTGATGTCGTCAACCTCGGCACCGATCTCGATGCCACCAGCTCCTTTGTGCTGGTGGCTTCCCACCCCGGCCATAGCGGGGCGGTGACGGTGACCCTGGAGCTGGCGCCGCTGCTGGCCGATGGCAACGCCGGCAGCTGGATCACCGCCGCGGCCGTCGCCATCCCCGCCGCAGGCGGCAAGGTCGAGGCGATCATCAGCGGCGCCGCCCTGCTGATCAACCCGGCTGACAGCGCACTGATCACGCCGCCCTGCCTGCGGCTGGCGCGGGCGACGGTTTCGCCTGGCACGCCTGCCGGGATGACCGTGGCGCTCACCGCCAACCAGGGGCTGTGAGGTGAGCGCCATGGGCAACCCACTCGACACCCTCAACGTGGCGGCCGGAGCTGAGGCCCTGCCGCTGGAGCTGCTGCAGCCTCTCGACAGCAGCAACCCCGCCTCCACGCCTGTTCGCCTCTCGGGCCCGGAGCAGCGGCTCAACGTCACACCGGATCCAGGTGTAGGCGATGCAGCGCTGCTGCCGCCCAGCCAGCTGCTGATCGGCAAGGACAGTGCGACCCGCTCGATCTGGCCGGTGCACCTGGCCGGCTGGCAGGCCCTGGGCTGGCAGTTGCTCAGCCCAGCCAGTGGCGGCGATGAGCCGGTCCCGGTGGACTCCGGGGACAACGCGCCGGAACCGGAGCTGGCGGATGCGCTGGACCTCGAGCCCGAGCAACCGGAAGCGCCGGAACCCGCCCCGGCAGCAGATGAGCCCGCCCCCACCGGTGAGCCGCTGGAGTCAGCGGCAACCACCACCAGCGACGGAGAAGCCCTGCTGGCCACTGAGGCCACCGACTTCCAGGCCATGACCAAGGCCCAGATCGTCGAGTTCTGCTCCACCGTTTACGGCGTGGAGCTCGATGGCGGCCAGACCAAGGCCGAACTGGTGGAGCAGGCCACGGCACTGGAGGCCCAGGCCAGCGGCAGCAGCACGGCCACCAGCGACGGCACGGGTATCGCCAGCAGCGATCCTGCCGATCTCGCGGCCCTGGAGCTAGGGGATGCCCTGCTCTGATCCCAGCCAGCGCTGCCCCGGCCAGCGCATCCCTGGCTGGGGGCTGGCAACAGCTCAGCAGCACTGCCCTGGCGCCGATGGCCACTCCCGATCCGGCTGTGCTGGCCGAGCTGGCGGCCCAGTGCCGCAGCAGCAGCCGGCCGCAGGGGGTGATCTTCCTGGGCCAGGCCCAGCTGCAGGACGGCGGCACCCCTGAACCACCCCCGTCCGGTGGGCTCAAGGCAGTGCACGCCCTGGCGCCGCTGGTGAGTGCCACCGACCGCAATGGGGTGGTGGTGATCGCACTGG